TGATATGTGTTACGAGTTGAAGAAGAAACTCTTGAGAAGTCAGAAATCTCTCTCTTCAGACCTGGGCCTGCAAGCAAGGTCAACTGTCCACCGGGCATTCCGTTAGCTTCGTAAAGTTCTTGAAGAACATTATTGAAGGTTGTTTCGGTTTGCGTGGCAGTAGTGTCGTTTGCAACATTCTGATACTCAGCAGGTACGTCTGAAGGTTGTCCACCTACTCCTAACCATTTGAGAAGTCCACGAGTTTTGTAAGGTGAACCAGATCCAGAGTCTGCTTGACGATCCTGTGCGGAACAAAATGCACTTTCAATTGAGCGCTTAATTTGTCTTATACTTTTAGACTCGGCCAATGCCATTTCGTTTGAAACTCCGGCTGTGTCTACAAGCTCCTGGATGTCCGAAATTTGGAAAGTATCTCTAAATTTTTGAACGTAATTTCCAAGACGTGCGCGGTTTGCTGTTTGGTTGGTAAAACTTGAAACATCTTCGCCTTCTTCAACTCCAGAAAAGTCAGGCGATAAAAGGGAGTCCGCTTGCCATTCGAAGAATGTTGCAGATGCTTTTCCCTTTTTTGCCATAGAAATCAGAGGACAGGCCTCTGGCTCTAGAATTGTGATTGTCGACATTATGTCTTCTTTATTTCCGACTGTGTTATAACTGCTGGCTTTAGCCATATCTATATCCTCCTATTAAGTTTAAATTTATGCGATTGATCGCTTTAGTTTTATGTAATTTTGGTAGTCTGCTATGTTACCTGACTTCTCAAATTTAGCATGAGCGGCCTGTACAGCTTTCTTATGTTTACTTCCCTCGGATCTTGGTTTACTTGCACCTGCTTCTGCCGATGCGACAGGAGCGGTGGGTTTCTTCAATTTCTTGGGTTGACCTGCATTGGCTTGTCTTGCTTTCACTGCCTTTAATCCTTCCACCATAAGCCCAAGTGCAAAGTTGCTGTTGGGAAGGTGTTCGACTAATGGCTTGTAAAGCGGACTTGCTTTTACCTGCATGAACATTTTGTAGTCCTCACTCTCTCCATCACTGAGGAAGTCAAAAGTTTGAACTGCTTGCTGATCGGATGCTTGTCTTTCCTTAATCCAGGCTTGTCTTGCCGGAGCATCTTTGCGAAGGATTTTTTTGGCATTCGCTTTGATTCTCCTTAAGTCAGCTTTGGTGTAAGTCTTGTCAGCATCTTTAACCACGTATTCATTACCAGCGTCATCGTACTCAGTTTCGTTTTCCATCCCTTCATCTGCCCATTCTATGAGCGTATTAAGGTTCTCAACTTCTTTTGTGAGTGCGTTGATGTCGTTGACGTTATGCAAGGCATTATCCTTTAGGAATGCAGGTTGTTCAGCAGGCACGGGTGCTTGCTCAACTTGCTGCTGGAGTTCTTGGTTCTCAGCTAACAGTGCGTTCTTCTGTGCAGTTAGTTTCCCAAACCGCTTGATTGCAGAAGCATTTAACTGTTTAGCTAAGTTCTTTGTCTCCTCCTCGGATAATGAATCCAGGTCTACGTTAAACTTTGAAAGAACATCTGAAGGTTGTACGGGCGGCTCAGATTCCTCTGATTCATCCGGCTCTTCAGCAGACTGATCCGAAGGTTCTTCTTCTTCCGTAGATTCTTCTGCAACGGGTTCTGATTCCTCCTCGGTTGTGGTTTCAGTATCCTCGCTTTGGCGTTTCTGCATCAAACTTGATGCAAGTTCTGCCATCGTTAGGTTACCTTGACCAGACGTTAAACTATTTTCAGCAGAATTTTCGGAGGATTCTGAGACAACCTCTTCTGTTAATGTTTCCATATGAGCAAGGCATAGATTGCCTAGTGTAGCAAAATGTACTACAAACGACTACAGAATGCAATAAAAAACCCCTGTGTCCTCACCCCTAAGAACACAGGGGATAACAATCAACCATACTACAAGAAAAGTTACAGTTTGTAAAAAGTGTCTAGTTCCTCATCAATTGCTTCGAGCTTGCCACACAGCATGTAATGCCTGTTAGTGCTGTCTATGATTGCAGGAGTTTGTAATTGCCGGATTACTTCCTCCCTCATCGCTTCACGCATCATAACGTATTGCTTAAAGTGCGGATCGTTCTTCAAAATGGATAATGCCTGGATTGCTTCTTCCGGGTCAATTTCGTGGTAGGTCTTTTTCTTGCGTGGACTCATTGTGTAAATTGTATAATTAATCGTAGGCTCAATAAAAACATCTCTATGATTGCTTCCCGTTCGATGAAGAACATAACCAGCAATACGATCCAGTACACTTCTCGTTGCAGATGGGACACATTATGAACGCTTTCTTTTATGCAGACCATGCTTGGCATATTGCTTGCCCTTGCTTGTGGCTGCTCGTTTTTTCTTGTTTGCGGCAGCAAGTTTTGCCCTGCCTGCTTTTGAGCTTTTTAATCTTTTGATCTTACTTGCTGGGGCATAGACCTCGCCTGTCTCGGATGACTTCTTGCCAGATGCGGTTCTCCACTTCTGTCCTGTCCACTTCTTGAGTGACTTCTGTGACTTCTTCAAAGCCATTAGTTTTTGTATCCTCCACCTTTAGCTTTGTATTCCTTGGCAAGCATTTGAGCTTTTCGTGCAGACCATTGCCCGGCACGTCCACCCTTTGATCCAGATTTAATCTTACTAAACAGTCTCTTGCGCATGGTTGGTTTGGTATAATTACCAGCCTCATTCACACGGGACTTAGCTTTTTTCTTAGCTACCATTTTTTACAACTCCAATAACCAGCAGTTAGTTTAGACTTCTTCTCATCGCATTTATGTCTTGCTCGGAAGGATTTACGTCTGGCAGGCTCTGACTTGCGAATGCGCATGTTAGGATCTCCGTAGCGTACAAGCCGAACTTTGTCTCCTTCTTTGGCAAGTACAGCGAATTTTTTGGACTTACCACTTGTCCTTTTTGGTTTATTATAACCACTAAATTTTTCACCTCGGTAGGTAATCATTTTTTCTTTTTCTTCATACCTTTACGCATTGTAGTTTTACGCATTTTTGCTCGTCCCTTCATAATGAGTTCCTCCATTTTATGTGTTTTGTATCTGCTGCGGAATACCTAACATAGTATCCACGTTTTAAAATCTTCTTTGATGCCCGTGCCAAATGTGCAAGTGATTGCACTAATATCATCGCATACTCAGGTGAATCATTGCCCTCGAACTCATTCATGTTTTCATCTTCTGGATGGTCAGGATGGAAACCAATAATCCATGTTCCTTCATGCTCCTTGTTCTGTACATCTACCCATTCATCAAACTCCTCGACACTCATCTTATTCCAATCTGTCCAAGCAACCACTTCCACTTCATCATCCACAGGTGGATTGTTTTTCTTTATCCGTGTGGCAAGAGATAAATCATCTGTGACATGTATCTTTACCTTATCCTTTTTCCATGCCTGCTTGGCATAGGGACAGGGTGGGAGTTGTTGGAAATTCTCGCTTGGAACTTCAAGCACTTCTTTACTCCAGCATCTGATCTCTTCCTTAATCAGATCGGATAGTATCATTCTGCTGCCCCGGTTATTCCAAATTGTGTGGGAGTTGCTCCCAGCCTGCCAATTTCAGCGTTTTGTTTTTGCTGAATTTGCATTTGTCTTTGCTGTAAATAATTTTGAATACGCTCCTGTAAGGCAGGATCTTGTTGAACTTTTTGTGTCACATCTGGTTGCTGTAACCATTGCTGGAACACTTGCAGTTTCATCTCGTGTGCATCATTAGGTTTAACATTAGGTGGTACACCAGCATAGATTTCTGCAATGGTCTGTCTCTCTTCATCCATTGCTTTTTGCGATGCAGTTTCTTTCGGAAGCATGATACTTTCCGCAGCACCCGGTAAAATCTGACCAACTGCAATTTGTAATAATCGCTCAGTGTCTAGCGTACCATTCTTGTCGAGTTGTGCGCCAAGTTGTGCAATTGCTTTTGTACGCTCAAGCATTTGCTCTGGGTCTTGTGTGGCAGCGTCAAACTGCATGTAAAAATCAAATCGTTCACCAGCATTGCCCTTGGCATATTTCTGCATGTCCTGCATCCCGGTAACACGAAAGTATTCTTCGTCTGGGCCATACTGCTGGTAAAGGGAGTACACTTGATCAAGCACATGTTTTAAGTGATGAAATACTTTATCAATCACTTCCTGTTGCTTCATTTGTGCTTCTACGGGATTTACTCCTGGTGCGTTTCTGCCAAAGTATCTGTCTGCCTGCTCTTGAATGTATCTGCGAAGTTCTACATTAACAGCTGATCCACGGGGAGTGTCTGCAAACTGCACCTCGTTTTGCGTGCGGTATGGGACGCGCACACCTGGCCCCCATTTGCTTGGACTACGTCCAATCGGATGGAGGAGTGGTGGCAAGGTTGTCAATGATTGCGAATCAATCGCAGCATCTGTTTCGACCTTGAGTACCTGCTGCAAGCTTTCGATAAGTTGCGGATACGATCTGGAGGAGTACAGTTTTTTGTCTGTTTTTTCAAGAGTGGTAACTACAAATGGGTATTGCCCATGCTGATAATCAAGAAGTTGGTGCTTGGCATAAAGATCAGGTATACGACTTGAGTAGATCGTACAGTAAATACCGGGAACATTATCCTCGTCCAACAGTCTTTGATAGCAGTACACAATTCTAACCAAGCTATTATCATCTGTTCTGGTAAATTCATCATCATCCCGTAATTGGTAGATATTCTCATCTGCATCCTCACCCTGTCCTGCAAGTTCGATGGCAGCATCCACGAACTCTTCTGACCAATTTTCGGTACTAATTTTAGACCTTAATTGCTGGGGAGTCATACTCACCACATGAAACATGTAAGGTGCTTCCTGTGGATCGATTGCATAGCTAGGCCAAAAAACATCCTCATCTGGTGCGAGTGCTTTGATCTTGGGTCTGCTTACAACCTGGCGTGTGACAGGTACAGTGGTTTCTCCATCTTTGCGCATTTCCTTCAACATTGCCCGTGCCTTGGACTTGCTAATATCAAATTGCCCTACAAGTGCCTCACCCAACTCCTCATCCATACTACCATCTTGGATCGCTCCGGCTATCTGTGGAAGTACTTGGGCAATCTCTTCAAGCTTAATGGTTTGTTGCTGCTTAAGTTCCTGGTTCTCGTACCAGGCATAATGTACCATCATTCCTTTTTCAAAAAAATGATTCAATCCAAGTTCAATTTCTGGATAAAACTCTTCCATCTTGGAATTAATTAACCATCGTAAAAACATGCTGACCACATTTGCACGCTCCACATCATTCGATTCTGTGGGAGTGGCAATTATGTGACCTCTGCGGATTGCATTCATGCTCATGGCAACTCGGCAGGTAATCAATTCATCTGCCATGCGAACCTCTTGATCGCTTGCTCCAATCCACGGAAATACTTCACCTGTTGAACTTTGGCTTGAGTGCTTCTTAAAGTCATCACTCTTACCTGCCCATAAGCAATGACGGGTATCGTAATCTCGTTGTCTGCGGTCTAACCACTCACCTAAATCACTCTGTGTACGCTTGTACGCTTCGGAAAGGTAAGCAATGTCAGGCTCTTTGCTGACGTATAAAAGTTCTGGGTCGCTTGCTGAAAGCATAGTTGTGTAGCATAAAACTACATTAGTACTCTTATGTAGTCAACTTAATAACTTCCACCACCTGTCACCTGCATGTCCCGGTCAGTGATGTAATCCGCACCACTAACGAATAAATAACGCAGGCAGTCAATTTGATCAGAGAAGTAATCACTCTTGGATTCTCCGGCATATTCAAGCATGGAAGAGATTGTATTCTCGCAATGATCAGAGAAGTAAAGCTTGGGACAATTATTGTCTGTCATGGGTTCTGTGTCATCCCAGCTAAGTGCATCATTGATCTTGGCAATACCAGAGTCTATGGACACACCAGGTGCAGCACGGAATACAAATCCCATGTTGCTCATTGTATTGATTATATTACTTTCTCCCTCCTTTGTACGCACTGTCGCTGCTCCCATTCGTGGGTCAACTATCCGTTCAAATATCTCCTCACCTTCCTCCTGTGCCTCAAAGTAATCTTTGTAATCTGTGTACCCCCAGCCAAGAGGACGTTGTCCAGGGCCAGGTTTACCCACTGCTTTTCCAGCACCATTAATATGTGGGATTGCCCATGCTCCCATTGTACTGTCTGGGAACTCACGATAGATGTATATCCTGCCATCCTTCATTACACCTGCCCATAATCCAACCCAAGGTTTACTACCACCTGGATCGCAGATGAAGTAACGTGTTACATTTGCAGATGGATCGAGGATAAATGGTATCTTGCTATGTTCTATTACATTGGTCTCACGCTGAAATTTTGCGAATTTTCCTTCAAAGCTTTTACTTGGTATGCCGAATAATCGAGCAAGCTTTACCTCCTGTGGTTGCTTGGAATAGGTACGCACAAGTTCATTAGAATCCACAAAGGGTGAATCCTGTGACCAGAAATAATATATGCGACAGTCAGGCCAATTAGCAGACACTTGTTCTAAGGGTAGTTCCTTATCCATTAACGCAGAGTACTTTGACCTGACTGTCGTAGCTCCTTTCAATAAACTATTAACTAATGGCGTGTATCCTTGAAGGGTCGTAAAGGTCAGAATTAAGCGACCATGATTATCGGTAAGTCTTGCCAATAGCGTGTTAAAAATATTCTCAGGAATTTCCTCATCGGCATGTATACAATGGGCTGCCCATCCCTCAAAGATTTGTGGGTCTGCCATGTATTGCCTGTAATTGTTAAAAAATATCGTACTTCCTCGCTCGGCATCTGGATGGGTGGGTGGAAGGATTGCTTTACCAGCATTGAATCCATTCTTCTGAGTGTATTGCAGTGAATGATTCTCACTCTTTTTCTTGCTTCTCTTGTACCTTGCCGGAAGGCAGTCCCACACGTATCTTTGGCTATCACTCACGCTGCGCTCTTCTGAAACATGCATGGAACGAATCTCTGCTTCGGGTATGTTTTGTGCTAGGTGGACAAGCAAGCGTGATGCGAAGGTGGTCTTGCTCGAACGATTGCCTCCGAGGCAAACATGTATCTTTGTATCCTTCCAATTTTCCATGACTCTACGCCACCCAGGAAGAGTCCAACCCCATTCGATTGGATCTTCCTTCTCGCTGTTTGGTTGATCAAGGAGCAAGCGTGTAAGTGTTTCTGCTCGTACAGGATCTTGTACGGCAAGCTTGTCTATCTCCTCATCTGATAATGCACACTCCAACTCTCCCTTTACATACTTAAAATCATCTGTCCAAGGTACGCCAAAGCGTGCGTCTATTTCGTCTGCATAGGTTATCTTACCCACGATTCAGTATCTCTATCCCTACGATGATTGCTTCTTCGAGCGAGTGGCACGGGATTTCCTTTTCACTGATTGTCCAGCCTTCCGTATCCTCTCCAACGCTTCTGGGCTTAATTGCAAGGGTGGTGGCCCTA